GGGGTGCTTCTAATGAAAGATGAAATCTCATTACATGATGCGCTAGAAAAATACTATTTACATTATCGACCAAAATCTGTCCAAATTCTCGAGGAATTGAAGTATCGAGAGAAATTGGTATATATACTCGTAATAGCCGGGCTAGGATACGCAGCGTATTATTATCATAATCGGTGATACTATTTCAAAATAAATTATCCGCCGATTTATTCGCTCCTATATATAACCTCATACGCTAACGAAAATAATACGTAATGGTAAAAACCGAATATATAGTATTTATCATTACTGCATTCCTTATTGCAAATACGTATTATGATGGCCAATTTATAAAGATGCCCCAAAGTAATCAAAAGTGGATTAAAATGTTGACATTTGGTTTCATTGGGTTATCTCTATTTATGTTTTTGCGCCGTAATCCGGAAAACTCTAGGCAATTATTGTATCATGCCAACGACATAATTAAGTATATGCCAATAAGTAAAGGCACGGCAGATATGATAACGCCATTTTTCGATTTTACGAACAGAACTGCGAGTTCAGGAGACCAGCAAAGCATACAACCAGTTCAACAAAGGGGTGGAGGTAATATAATACACGGGACACAGCCAACTGCACAGCCATCATTAGTTCATGGTGGTTCTGCCGCTGAGAGACGAGTACTAAACTCGGGAAAAGGAACAAGTAAAAGAAGTGTAAGTGAAACGAAGAAGAAATATGTTGCTGCACAACAAGGTTGGAAATGTGGCGATTGTCAGCGTCAGCTTCCAGCATGGTTTGAAGTTGACCATGTAATTGCATTAGAACATGGTGGTTCTAATCACGTAAGTAATTTAGTTGCTTTATGTCGTGACTGTCATGGAAAAAAAACTGCAATGTCATTTTTGTAATCATAAGGACACATTTGGCGTAATAGCCACGTAATTGTATCGACATTATTATATATTATAATTATAACTGGGTGTATTGTTATCATTATAATCGATTATAGATATGAACACGCAACTTGATAATGCCGTATCTGCAACTGAAGAAACGTTCCATATTAAAACAATAGCGAATTACCTTCCGATTATTATACTTTGCGTGATACTATTGATTGGATTTATATCATGGGAATTAATGATTGGGAATTGGCCAATATTTATTACAATTATAATTACATTTTTATATGTCGGATATGTTCATTATATGCAGCCAAGTTCATTTTTAACTATGAAAACCGAAGCATCATCACAAAATAATATACTGGCGAAAACATTGTTACCTACTCCACCTAATTCCGAATTCAAATTGTCTGGTTCAAGTAACTTTGATACAGTTATTCGTTTTGGACTGCCTATTATCATTCTCGGACTTGGTCTTGGACTAGGATTTGCTAGTATTCATGTTTCAGAACAAACGACTAATTATAATCCGTCCGTCGGATTAATGACGGTTGGTGGAATTATGTTGGCGGTTTCATTTATTATAATTATTCTTTCAGTATTAAAATATACTGGGATTGATAAATTAAAAGATTTTCCAACAAGCAAACTCATTCCTCTTCTTATACTTTGTATTACAATTGGTATTCCTATCGTTATTCAAGGTAATAAAATTGAAACGGATTTAAATGATACCTTGAGCGGCGACACAGTTCTATCAAACGAATACAAAAAAGGTATTGCAAAAACAAGCGCAGATTGGATGCTCGGAATTGGAATATTTTTTCAAATTGTATTTTTTATAGTTTTTGGGTATTTCTTGTGGAGAAACACGAATAAGGTTTCTGGTCTATTTAAAGAGATGTGGAACCCATCATTCATTATATATTTTATTATAATACTTGGTTTAGTTTTTTCACCTAGTGCTTTATTTCTTTCTGCTAGTCAAAAAGGGCCTGGATTTAATAAAGATAATGGCGTAAACATCTCTAATTATGGTGAAAAATCGTTTTTAGTGCATGGTATTATATGGCTTCTTGCATCGTTTGTATTTATAGTTATTTTATTTGGACAAGTAAAACAATACACTGTTTATAAGGGTATGATGATAGGTTTATGTCTTCTATTATGTATTTGGATATTCATATCGTGGGGTATATTTGCAGAACAGAACCTAAAAACCCCCAACGCCGCTGATATTTTAAAACAAGATAGCGACCTTTCAAAAAGTGTTTATTATGAACAGTTACGTAAAGAAGTAACACAGGAATTGAAGAAAAAAGACCCAAATGCAAGTAGTACACTTATTGATAAGGCAATACAAGATAGAATAAACGAAGATAGTAAGAAATCTCAACAACCTACACATGCAATATTAGGAACCTTTTCATTTCTTTCGGTTTTTATTGCCATATTTATTTTAATATGCTATAATGTCCGGGTGAAAATGGCAGAATGTGCAAATATACCAGAGTTATCGTTCAATGATTTATTATTATACACATTCAATGGACAGTGTCCGCCGCCGCAGGTTCCGCCGGTGGCGCCGCCACTGAATGATTACCAATCAAAAATCAAAAATGATAAAATGTTATCGAATGATTGGGATAAAGTATTAACTGATATTAAATATGTCGATAGCACTGCTATCCGTCTTTCAAAATGGTTTTCATTCATTCCATTTTTATCAGTTATTATGGTCGTCATGTGGATATCTGTTCTTTTCACAAATGTGACAACATCGTACAAAACGAGTGACTGGATTGCCGAAACATTTTCAGGAGATATGTTTCCTCGTGTGAAAGAACTCATCGATACATTTTTTATTGTACTTATTGTCGGTCTTATATTATGCGCTATTTTACTGCTTCCGATAGTGAAAGAATTAAATGCCGGAGGTCTTGATTCTATTCTTAAATTTGCAGAGTCAGTTCAGGTATGGCAGTTTACAAAGATTAGCGACACGAGTCCATTAAATGTCATATTAGCTATTATTGGGTTTGTTGGCGTATTTTCAATTGGTCTATCATGGTGGTGGAAATATTTGAATGAAACAAGAAAGAATGACACTTCATTGCCGATTGTTCCTGATAATTGGGGTTGGGCGATTGCATTTGTAGTTATTCTTGCTATTTGCAGTATGCCAACGTTTTTTTATCTATATAATAACGGTGTAGATGCTAATTTTGAAAACGAAAACTTATTTAAGAGATTATTACGACAATTTTTAACAACAATCTATTTGGTTCCTTTACTTTTTGCGGTGTTATTCAGAACCGGTATTTATAGTTTGGCATCTTTTACAGGAATACCTGACTTTATTGATAAGCGTGATAAAGCCTTGAATACATTAAAATTCTGGGAATGGGATTCACAAACTACCGACCTTCGTATGTTTCCAATCGGTGATGATAATCTAAAACCATCTGACGTATCATCACTCCCTACTGCTCCCGTAGTTCAAAATAACATTAACCCTATCGAAATAAATGAGACCAAGGTTAGTGCAGTTGGACAATTGATTAAAGTAATATTACTCATTATTTCTTTTGTTATACTTATTCTCGCGGTTGTTTATTATGTTTATAAGATTGATGCCGATTTTGTAAATAAAGGCGCTGAAACGGATAATACTGCATCAGGAGGATTTGTCACACAGATGAATTCGCCAACTGCACATACAATATATGTAATTATAGCAATTGTCGGTATTGCTGGTATTGTGGCTTATCTTCGAGATAAATTTACGAAAGCCAATACGAAGACGCCAGAAAATTATCTATTTGATGACTTCAAAACAGAAGATGCAACGAACCCGCTCCGCCAACTTGCATTTGGCGCGACACATATCGTATACGTAATATTAATGATAATCGTTTGGATTTATGACCGAGAGAAAGATGATAAAAATCGAATGTCAATTACTGGAATGACTGTTCTAGGTATGGCCATATTATTCTTTCATTATGGTCTAGAATTTATCGATACATTAAACCGTAAAACCACAACGGATGGTGCTGCTGAAAATCGTTCATCGATTAGTGATATCTTCACAAATATCCGTTTCATCATTAATACAATTTTCTTTATTGTTTTATGTGCGCTTGCATATTATAAACAGCATGGGGTGATGGTTGTATTGATACTCGCCATGTTTATATTTCATCTCACAAAATCAATCATCGGGTTGAAACTGCTTAAAATGTTATGGTTATGCATCATTTATATTCCTTGTTTGTTTCTTGACTTTCTTCAATCGTCGCAAAGCGTAGTTGGTGATACAACACGCCCAATATGGATTATTATCGCAATCGAATTGCTTCTTATTGCGATTTTGTATGGCGGTCCTTATCTCTTGAACTACATCGGTGCATCGGCATCGCAAATCGTGGCAGCACCTGTTTCATTAAAACAAAAATACGATACAAACTTGAATACACAAAGCCCTCAAATTTTTATTTATCATAATACAGGTATTGACCGTACGCCAGAAGATAAAGCTGCAAATTGTCCGGTCGAAGAAAAGAAACGCTATAACTACTCTAAAA